CTACTCGTTAGGATCACTGATACTACTCGTTAGGATCACTGATACTACTCGTTAGGATCACTGATACTACTCGTTAGGATCACTGATACTACTCGTTAGGATCACTGATACTACTCGTTAGGATCACTGATACTACTTAATCAAGCCCTCAACCTCTTTCATGTAAGGAACTTCGATAAACTTGTACTTTTCCTGTAGAGGGTGAAAGACGGCCAGATACATGGCAGAAACTCGCTTATCGTAAAAGTTTTCTAGAATGTGCCTATAAGAGTTTAGTTGTAACGAGTAGTGTACAAAGTTGCAATCGCTAAGGTGAGACAGCTTACCCAAACCCTTACCGAAAGGGCTATACTTTTCTATGCCTTTGCTTCTCTTCCAGTCTATGATAACTATATCTCCTCCAGGGGAAACCAAGGTGCAATCTATACTGCCTGCAATCTCTTCCGAGTAGACTCTCCACTCCATACGATAGGGCTTGAAACCTGGGTTGTGCGTGCTGAAAACCTCCCAGAAATCGAGAAACTGGTTAAACTCGGGACTCTTTTCTTCAGGTAGGTCTTTACCCTGGGAAAGAAAGAACTTTTCTATCTGTTCATGCATTAGAGTTCCTAGGTTGCGCGCATCTTCACCATTCTTTTCCCAAAGATCGATGATCTCTTGTTTCTCCATACCATAATACTTGGACTTTGGCCATGTGGGCGAGTTTTGCATCTTATCGATGACCTTAGAGGCATTAAACTTTGAAAAATGGGAAGAGATGAGGGTAGTTACAGAGGTTAGTCTCTTTGATCCTACAGTGTAGAGATGTTCTTTCTCCTCAAAGGAAATAAAAGCATCTCTAGGGTGAACATTCAACATCTTTTTATTTTTGGCTCGTAAAATAGTTCTCATGCAAAACACTGTAGCACAGGAAATGGCCTTTCAGGGAGTACCTCTTTTGCTAGCTCAGCAAGTCTACTCAAATACACCCCAAAGTCCTCCAGAGGATTTCACCAGGTTTAACTCTTACCCTACGACTGATCCTCGTGCCTTTGCAGCCTATGCTGATCTGCTCAGTGCCTACCAAGAGATAGAAAAGGCTTCTTTTGCTGTGGACAAGAGAGAACTCTTGTTCAGGTTGGAGAGAGCAGAGGGCTATCTCGAGTATGCAGATGATAACATTAAACGATCTACCTTGCCCCAGTTTTCAGCCCAGATCGAATCTTTGGAGGAAGAACTAGAAAACCTGGAAGAAAAAGCAGAAGCGCTTTCTTCCAACAATCTACCTTTGTTTCAAACACAGGACCTTCGTGACTATGCTACTCTTCTCTATCCCATTATTCCTAGTTTGGAACAAGAGTTGACCAATCTCTAGAGGAAGGTTAAAACACAAAGTTCTCTAACCTAACGACAGTAAGAAGAGGATACAAGGTATCCTCTTCTAACGACAGTAAGATAAGCATATGTCTCGTGTTTATCTAACGACAGTAAGATAAGCATATGTCTCGTGTTTATCTAACGACAGTAAGATAAGCATATGTCTCGTGTTTATCTAACGACAGTAAGAAGAGGATACCTTGTATCCTCTTCTAACGACAGTATAATAGAACCTTTGGTTCTATTATACGACAAGTAGAAAATTACATCGTACATAAAATACTCTGCAAAAATTCTAACCTTGTTAAAATGGAACTTACAAACCAAGCTGCTCGTTTCTCAAGCAAGATCGATATTCTAACTGCAGCCCAGTACCTGGAGAAGGCCATCCATGCAAAGAACAAGGATAAGGTTATTTATTATCTCCTCAAGGCTAGGACCCAACTAACCTATGCCCAGACCCATCTGGAAGATATCTCTAATGATGCTCTAGCAGGTAGTACGGCTGAACTCATCAAAGAACTAGACACTCTGAGCAAGGACGCAGAAAAGGTAAAGAATGGAAAGACTGGTCTGAACAAGTTTCAGGAAAGAGACCTAGAACCTTTCCAGGGTCTGCTCGGTGCTCTCTACCTAGAGCTTAATTAAGCGAGATACCAAGTAGAATGGCCAAGATAAGAAAAAGAGCTCTTTTTCTTATCTCTTTTAAATGAACTATGCCCTGCCTTATTCCGATACTTTGGAGGCTTGCACTCCAGAGGTTTGTGGAGAAGAGTTTTGGAAGGAAAAGGCTTATCGAGAGGGCTTTACCTTTGCTTTCTTTGACCTGTACAAGAGAAGAGGTTTGTATGGTCTGGCTACAGAGAATAGACAGATCTCTCCCTCTTACCGTTATCTAGAGTTGGTCTCTCCTATTAACCTGCCTCCCGAGTCTCTAGCCTTGTTTGATCGTAGCAACTCTAGTCTGGTAGGCATCTATGAAAGTTATTATGCATTGTGGTTAGCTCTCTACTCGTACAACAAAGAGGCCATAGATTTCTTTTACTCTTCTCTAGATGTAACCTCAAGCAACCTTTACTGGCTACCTAACAATCTAACCCAAGTTCTACCTCCGCAAAGATCTCTTAACTATCTGGCACGGATAAGTGGTTCGCAAAGAATGGTAGTAGAAGAGGAGAAGGAGGTTAGTTTGGATGAGATCACACAAGCAGAGGAGCAGGGAGCTACAATAGATCTCTTGCGACGAGTTGCCTCTTTTGGTTCTCTATCTCTTATTACCAGGCTTGTCTTGCCCCAATCTCTTTCTGCAGAAGAGAGAAAAGAACTACTTTATGCGGCTGCCTCTTCTGGCAACTATGAGGTTTTAGATTTCTACCAGAAGGAACTAGGAGAAAGTATTTTAGAATCTGACCAGATTCCAGAATACGTCTTTCGAGGCATGCAAAAGTATCTTCTCTACACTGGCGATGTGCAGTCTGTCTACCAGATACTACAAAGACTACCTTCTTCCTCCATGCATAACATGGCCCAATGGTCTTTTGGTATCACACCTGATCTAGCTCTTCTCCTTCTACGTAAGCAACCTAGTGCTGATAACTATTATAACCTTATTCTCTACAACCTGGGCAACATCGATCTATTACTAACTCTTCTTCCTCTAAGAGACAGCCTGGAAGCTTCTGATGTGGACTGTATCGACATCTCGGAACAAGAAGATTACTTTCCTCTAGGTTGGAATCTAGCCTCTGATCTGGCCTGCTAAGGACCTTGAGTCAAGGACCTGGTTAAGAAAGGCAAGACACAAGGGGTTAGCTCTGAGGAGGGCCTCTTTCAGGTAAGGACTGTCCTCTTCTGGTCTTCTATGTTTAAGAATGCTAGACAAGGTTACCAGATCACCGTAACGAGAAGCCAAAGGTAAAAGTTTGAGAGAGAAGCACTTTAGGTGCAGTTTGGACAAGATAGCGTGGTTTTGCTCTCGCATGGCTCTCTCGTAAACTTGTAAAAGAGTATCTTCATCCTTGATTTCTCCCAAGGACTCATCCTCGCTTCTCGAACCTCCACACAAATAGGCATATTTCTGCGCATCATGAGGAAAAGGGATACTATCCCAATACTCTCTGCTTATAGAAAGTTGGTTTGCCGCCTGTTCAAAGATGGACATGATGGTATATTTTACTACACGTAAAATATTCTCTATAAATGAACGCCTTCTTGCTCTACTTTTTCGGTTTTATAACCCCCATACTAATCTTTCTTTTCTTCTGGCTCCTGGCCACTTTTAACCAAGGGGTTAGAAACAGCTACAACAGAATTCTTTGCTCTTTTTAAATGGGAGTTGGCTGTAGTAAAGGTGGACACAAGATAGATTTCAAGAGCAACATGGAAATCTATGAATCTTGGGAAAAGACGGATATGGACGTGGAAGAGTTACGCAAGGCTCTTTCTCAGATACGGTTTGGAGAGGAAGTAAAAGATAGTAAAATACTTTGGTTTCGTGCTTCACCAAAGCACCTTGTGCCTATACTAGTAACTAGAGAAGATAGTTTAGAGTTTCTGGAAAGAAAGATCTTACCAGAAGCAAGGAATATTTATGAGATGAGAGAAAAGGGTATCAGGGTTACTAAAGTTAGTCTTTTGGGAGACTTTACGGAAGAAAACTTTTACGATAAGATAAACCAAAACGGTGTGGACAAATCTATCGACGTAAAGTCTAGACGAATCCCCTGCTTTTACGACTGATATTTTAAGCAACCTTAAAATATGGGCAATACAACGGGAAAAAGAAAGAGTGCTTTTCGTTCCCTAGACACTTACCTGTACAAAGATGTATATAACATTCTACTAGATATAGTAGAATCGGATAGAGAGGTTACAGAAGAAGATGCAAAGACTCTCAAGAGAAAACTTTCTCTCTACCAGTTTGGTTACGAGTGTGATAAATGTCTTTTACTTTGGTACTGCGAAGTGCCCTTTTTGGTAAAAGCAGACACCAACCTAGATCTCTTACAGAGAAAGGTTCTACCTTGGATAAAGAACAACTACAGTCCCGATGAAGATGGTTCAGAGGTTACCAAGGTTTGTATTTACGATGACAAGAACAACAAACTAACCCAGGAGACCTTTTACCCTTATCTCAAGTCTGGGGATAGAGTCTACTTTGCCAATGTATCATACGTGTCGTGTTTGGTTTGTTTGTAATCAGACGAGAAGTTATAGAACACCTTGTGTTCTATAACTAGATCAGGTAAAGAAGAGAGCGTAGTCTCCTTGAAGAAGCGTAGTCTCCTAGTAAAAAGATTTTCTGTTATAAACACCACCACGATGCGCAACCTGGTAATCTACTCTTACTTCGAAACCTTTTCCTCCAAGGCTAACCTAGAGTTTTTCAACAACTATGGTTTGTATGAAAAACAAGATACCGACTATTGCCTTGTAGTTAACGGAGGCATCTGTACGGTTAATCTGTCTCCTCGTTGGAACCTGACGGTCTTGAGAGAGAACAAAGGTCACGACTTTGCAGCCTGGAAGCAAGGTTTAGATGCCTTCAAACTTGAAGATTACGATTACTTTGTCTTTCTTAACGATACGGTTGTTGGACCTCTAGGTGAAAGACACTGGATTAAAACCTTTACTCAGAGATTGGACCAGGAAACCAAACTTTGCGGGATTAGTATCAACTGCCTCCATGTAGAAAAGTTTAACCTCTACAATCCTAAAACTCCTCTTTCGGGAAAGGTTTGTCCTCACGTTCAAAGCATGCTCTGGTGTACAGATAGACTAGGACTGGAGATAGTTGGCCCTCTTCTCTCTGATGATACTGTATACAGTAAGGATGAACTTGTGGCCAAAAAAGAGATTGGTCTGTCACAGGCCTTTCTCTCTTCTGGGTATAATATTACCTGTATTCTACCTCCTTATCAAGTAGACTACAGGAGTAAAGAGCACTTTCTAAACACCTTTAATGGCAGAGATGGAGATGTATTCTTTCCTCAGGCCTATTTTAACAAGGACATTGACCCATTGCAATCTATCTTTTTCAAGAATAAGAGGTACACGCCAGAAAAGCTAACTCGGGTCATACAGGAGCAACTAGAAATAACCTATTATTAGGAATTTAGTAAGCCACGCTTTACTAAATTCATGTAAAGATAAGAGTGGCCTGATAAAATGCAAGAGTGGGACACGGAAAGCATCTCTCAGAAAAGAAAAGGTGAGCACTATGACTTTGTCATCTTTGGCGGTTTTGGATGGATAGGTGGTCTCTTGTATGATCTCTTGCTTTCTCAGGGAGAGACCGTGGTAAGGTCAAAGGTTAGACTAGAGAACAGAGAAGAAGTAGAAAGGGAGCTAACTAAATATACTCCTCTTTACGTGATAAACACGGCGGGAAAGACAGGCAGACCTAACGTGGACTGGTGCGAGAGTCACAAGATAGAAACCCTAAGAAGCAATGTTTTGGGTGTTGCTACTCTAGTGGACGTCTGTTACCAAAAGAATATTCCCGTAACCAACTTTGCTAGTGGTTGCATTTATCAGGGCTATGAGGAGTTCACCGAAGAGGACGAGCCAAACTTTACCGGCTCTTTCTATTCCTTTACCAAGGTGCAAGCAGAGAAGCTCATCTCCCATTATCCCAATCTGCTAAACTTGCGTCTACGCATGCCTATTAGTTCCGATCTTAACCCTCGTTGCTTTGTAAAGAAGATTATAACCTATGATAAGATTTGCTCCATGCCCAACTCTATGTCTGTACTGGCTGATCTCTTGCCCGTAGCTCTAGACATGACCAGAAGAGGAGAAAGAGGAACCTATAACTTTTGCAATCCTGGCCTAATAGACCACAATACCATTCTGGCTCTGTACAAGGAGCATGTAGATCCTGAGTTTACCTGGAAAAACTTTACTCTAGAAGAGCAAAGCCAGGTTATAGTCGCTCCTCGTTCCAACTGCTCCCTCAGCACAAAGAAACTAGAGAAGGACTATAAAGTCCCTGATATCAGGACCTCACTTCTAAAGATCTTTACTTCCCTGAAAAAGCAAAGTACCTGAAAAAGTATTTAGCAAAGAAAATCATGGAAGTTCTATTGTCTCTACCCTTTGCCGATCTACTAGCCGTCTGTCTGAACAAACCTGATCTACTAGATAAAGAGTTTTGGCAAGAAAAGTTTGCCCGTGAGTCTATGCCCATCGTGAATGAACAGAGTTCTGCTCTAGCCTGGGCTGCAGAATACAAAAGAGTTCGCGTTGCTCTTTTGTATACTTTGCGTCTCTTGGAAAAGGCTCCTCTCTACCTAGCTCTTTGTAAAATTAAAGACGTTGGTTACCTGCCCGACTCTCTACACACGCCAAAGGTTAAGGAGATCTTTTCTCTAACCAATCTCTCTCTGCTCATCTCTACTCCAGCCCGTGCCGCCATGAAGATTAAGGAGAAAGAAGGTAATTATCAGGTAACCATCTACTATAGACAAGACGAATTTAGCAGGGAAGAGAGGCAACTTCTCTGTCTCAAACAGGTAAAGATTATGGTTTTCATCCTCTGCTACTATAACATCGAATTCCTAACTGGAAAGAATAAAAAGCCCTTTCACATTGCCCGTCGTTACCTGGAAAACATTGCCTAATAAAATATATAAGATTTATCTTGTATATTTACACTCCCACAAACTTTACATTGCGTTTGACCCGAGGAGACTTTACTGATGGACTCTTTAGTATAGATTTTGGAGAGTTAGTCTTTACAGGATAACAGGAAGGAGCTATGGGTTCATAGTCGCAAAGATTAATCTCTATACTATGTTTGAGAGGGGGAGGGATGTTTAGAAGATGAAAGATAGTGGTTAGAGAGCTTCTATTACTGGTTGTTGGCAAACTAGGGTCTTTCTTGGTCTTTTTATGGTAGTGGAGATGCGCACTTTGCAAAATAGAAATGTATCTTCGGACCGCCGTGACCAAGCGGACATAATCAGACACCGGCATTGTGATTGTCACAGTGTTAGTATTTTTATTTAAAACTTGTTGTCGCGAGGACATATTTTATATACCTTGGTAAAAATCTTAAGCTAATTAATATCATAACCGTGATTTTTATATCTATCCTCAGGGATAAATATGAAAGAAGGAGAATTATATTCCTTAATACTCTGGACCAACTTGTTCTTCCAATCGTTTCTGTCGTAGAAGACATCTCTTTGTAATAGTCTAACTACAGAAATGGAATTCTCTCTAGCCTTTTGCATTTTTAGTATATCTTTCTCTCGTGTTTGTTCGGGAGTTTGCCAATTGGCAACTTGTGTAAAGTGCTGTTCTCCGTCCAGTTCGACGATAATGCGAAAATCTTCCAAGTAAAAGTCAAAAGGCAAAATAAGACCAGTAATAGGGTTCTTACACCAAGAAAATCTTTTTTGTATCTCTACTTTACTACTTGGATAGGTGCATTGGAGAAACTGTAGTAGCTTTGCTTCTGTTTTTCTAACACACAGAGGACACCATGTATTTTCCGAGGTAAGTTTGTTTGGAGTCACAGAGAAACAGTGACCTTTCTCGCAAACAAACTTGTACTTTTTGCCACATCCCAGAAACACCTTTCGTGAAGTTTCCTTGTTATCTTTACTCCAATACTTGGCAAGTTCATACGAAGCCATGGATCTGTTGAAACACAAGGAACAATCTCGATCGTCACACAAGTCTATCCCGCAACAATACTTGCAACTTACCATCTTATCTACAAGTTTAATAAGCGATAGAAACTCGTGACCACATCTCCCACAATCAAAGTAAGCTTCATCGTAACTGTATTTTAGATAGTTACGCGGAGGATATTTATTCTTCCTACTCCACCAGGATGCATTGCGAGAAGAAAGAAAAGATCTGTTCTCGCAGTATTTACAATCCTCTTCAAAACATAAATCTCTACCATTGCAGTATGCGCACCAGGAGCCTCTTGCAACTATCGCTAGACTAGTTATAAATTCATGCCCACAGTCTCGACAATCAAAGACATAACCTTTGGTGCTATTCTTGAACAACAGCAGAGGCGAAACTCCATTCTTGTCACTCCAATACTTGCTATTCTCCACAGATGCAAAAGATCTTTGATAACAAGGTTCACATTCTTCTCTTCCGCACAACTCCTTACCGTTGCAGAAAAGACAAATATATTTGTTTGTAGTGACACCGTACGGCCTTCTTTGGAATTCATGGTCGCAATCCGGACAAAAGAACCAAAATAACCCTTTGTCATGTTTACCTATCTCTCGAGGAGTAAGCTCGTTCTTGTCACTCCAATACTTGCTCTTATCTACAGACGCAAAAGATCGACTGAAACAAAGGTCACAATTCTCTTCCAAACACCTTCTTCTGCCGGGACAATAACTACAACTAGAGCCCATAGCTACCAAGTTGTGTACAATGGAAGAATATTCGTGAAAACATACTGGGCAATCCATTAAGGTCACATAAGAAGAGGTTTTAGTCACATCTCGAGGTGAACGATCGTTCTTGTCACTCCAATACTTACTCTTGTCCATAGAAGCAAAAGATCTATACCAGCAAACCTTGCAATAATAGTTGAAACACAGCTTTCTCTGACTAGTCTTGCAAGAGGTGATCTTTAAATCATCACGAACTATAACGTCTCTCTTTGCGTTGCATATCCGACAGAAGCCAGAATACCTATCCAAAGTTCTTTTAGAGAAAGATATAGAACAACCGGGGCAAGGGATAGACATGGCTAAAATAATTTATCACCTATGATAAAATCACAAGATATTATCCCATACCCTAAAAGCAATGTGTGATAGAACGAGCTACAAGATTCCCATCTCTGAGGATATAAAAGAGAGAAAGATTACCATTCCTGGTGATAACATCCTAGATATCTATCTCATCGATTATGGTTCTCTAGATGATGGTAACGTTGGTGTCATACTTGAGGTTAACGGTAGACAGGTCTCTCTTAACAATGCAGATCTAATCGAAGAAAGAGAGACCATCTACCCCATGCAGGACTTTACCTACCACTTTATGGGTGAAGATGTAGAAGAGAGGGATGGAGAATTCTACTTTACCTTTTCCATTCTCAGGTGTCGTAATGTCTATTAAGTAGACAAGACTGTCGTAATGTCTATTAAGTAGACAAGACTGTCGTAATGTGTATTATGGAGGATACTAGAAATATTATATCTACATGTAGATATAATATTAGTAGGTTAGATGCTGTCTAACCGAGCATGGAACGCGTCCAACAAGGTTTGTTATCTAGAGGGCAGATGCCAGCAGGAAAGGCTGAAGTAGGGTTAACACAAGGAGTTAGAGGTGAAGTAAAGGTTGCAGTGTTGGTTACACAACTTACATTGTTTGATGAGCTTTGAGGCGTGTTGGGTGGGGTTTGAGGAACATAGTAAAAGGTTCTTTGGTTATCCTTGTCTTTGTAGCATAGAGAAGGGTTGCAGATGAGAGCTGGAGTTTGCATTTTAAGGGGTGAAATTAAAGAAGGTTATTATTAATGCATGGACGAGCATCGTAAGGACAGATGCCATCTACGGTGCAAGTGTAGTTTCTAACTGTCTGACCTAGAGGGTTAGTACAGGTTCCATTAGGTCGATACAAAACGGTAGAACGAGGGTTATCAGGGTTAACTTTAACACATTCTCCAGAGATGGGATCACAGCGTACGTTGATGTTGGTAGACATTTTTACTTGTAACAAATATTATTTCCGCGACTAAACGTTTGTTCTCGTTTATAAAACCATGAACTTGGCCAGTACGAGAGAGAAAGGACAGATTAGAGTAGAGCTTCACCCGGAACAAGACAGGGTTAAGGTTATTCTAGTTCAGGGTGAGTATAGAAAGGTGCATGAGGTTGCAGATGAGCTCTTTCTTCTCTCTGGTCTCAAGCCTGAACATAGAAACATACATGCTACCATGGAGTGCTTTGTTAGAGAGACAGGGTTTGCGCTAGACACACAAAAACCTAGAAGAGAAGAACTAAAGCGCTTCTTAGTCTATCTGTCACAATCAGAGGAAGAAGAGATGAGAGAGCTAGCCATACAACTTTCTGTCTTTCTCATCGATGAATGGAACATGTTTGTGCTAGTTTTTGTAGTGTTTGTCATACTGGTTTTAGTTTACATGGCCTACTCCCAACAAAGAGTTTAATAGTGGAGAAGAATAGTCTCCTAAGGTGCCAGAATATATAAATTTATATATACAACTAAAATGCTCTCTGATACAATCTTTTCCATCTTTGAGGATGAGAGATACAAATACCAGAGAGACCTTTTGGAACAACCGGAAAAGGAGATTACACTAGCCTCTGACCTGGGTTGTAGAAATCTAACTTACAAGCATCTTCTAGACAAATCCTACAAGTGTCTACACTGTGCTCGTATAGACAAGATAGCTCGCGTTTTGCCCAACTTTACGGTAGAGAGTGGAGATAACAAGGGTAAGAATTATACCGTAGTACAAAAGAATATTAAGCCAGACTTTGCCATTCTGCCTGGTAACCTGATCTACTATGACAACTTTAGAGGAAGCATCTTTATAGGCACCTTGCTTGCAGCTTTGGGTTTGAACACGATAGATACTCCTCTCTGTTCATACTCTTGCCAGAGTAACTGCACCCTAGAATGCAACTATGACCCCATAACCTGTTTCGATCTTAACCTGCTCAAGCAATTAGTTACTACTCTTTCTCTCTTGCAGTGTTACAAGTTTGTGTTTGATGACCTGCGCTTTGAGCAAAATACGGAAAAGGTCTCCTTCCTCTATGAGGGAGTTAAGGTTTCTTCTTGCAACACCTCATTAAAAATTAAAGGCTGGTCCAACTCTAGTCTGTCTTTTAATCAACACAGACTAGTAGCAGGCAGTAACCTACGCAGGCTACTTTTGTGTGAAAAGTCCTCTTGTGGAGACAAAGAAGTGGAAAGTCTTTGGTTCAAGTCTAAACCTTTTTCTTTCGACCTCAAGCATCTAGGAGACACTAGATACAACATCTACACTGCTCTTATCAAACTTAGACCTCTCATGGATTCCAATGTAGTTGTCTTGTGGAAAGAACTTTGGAAAGAAGAAGAGTACAGCGCAGTGGAGCAGTCTATTCACATAAACGAGTTTAATTGGGACCATTACCATTTGCGTTCAGACGCTCTAGAACTACTCATCGAGAGACTACGGTAAGAACCCGGAGAACTAGAATCTTATTTATCCCAGCCAAGATAAATAAGAAGTATGCAAAACCTTTCCTATGCACAAGTTAGAGACTCTTGTTTTAGCCAGACCTCTACAAATCCAGATTGTAATTGGAAGTTGTGGAGAGAAAAGGCAGTTGCAGACTTTGGTATCTCTGCCAGGTTCTTTGATCTGGTCAGAACTTTGTCGGGAGCACAAAGGTATCTGCAAATTAAAACCTATTACGTACTAAGTCCAGACTCTGCTACTCGCCTTTACAGAGACACTGGTTATGTAGAAGGAGTCTATACGTCTGTGGCCGGTTATCTAGAGGCACAAGCTAGAAGAGATCGTAAGATGGGTCTTTTCTTTTACTCTCGTCTAAGAGAAGAGGAAAAGAGTTTGCTTCAGTCTGTGGAAGCCTGGTCTGAGGAAGAGGTTCCTTCAGAGAGACTGTACCAAGTTCTTGAGCAAGGCAACGTTGCTGAGCTGGATCAGATCATACACGATTACTTTACTCTACCTTCAGGATTTAGTATAGAGAAAGACATTCTACAGGTTCCCTTTTGGGAAGAGCCTCCTCTATACAACATCCCTCTTTTGGACGAGGTAGAGAACATGGATGCCATTCTACACTCTGCCCTTGTAGGTTTGAACGTCCGTGTAGTAGATTTCTTTCGTTCCTTGTTTAGGAGAGAGCCCCCTCATGCTAGTTACTCTATCTATCAAGGACTAATCAGGCATGGAAGGGCAGAAGAGGCCTACTCTATAGCTTTGCGTTTTCCCACTCTGGGTGATACAGGTTCAGACCTGGGCGATACAGGGTCTGGTTACAACTACATGAGCGAGATGCTGATCAACCCCAAACTAAATTCTCTAGAGGCAGAAACTTTTATCTCTGCTCTAGATGAGAACCCAGGCAATGTAACCATGCTAACTTCTCTTCTTCCTTATATTAGCAAGGACAAGGTTAGAGCATACTATGCTAGTTTGGATGAAACCTGGAAGGCTATCTATCGTCTCCCCAATCTTATTCTGCAAGATTACTTATCCTAGAACGGTAAGAAGGGTGAGTTAGACTAAACCCACAACCATCTATGCTTTGCAGTTTATGCAGGGTTCTAATTCCGATCTGCCTGCCCATGACCAGAGAGGCAAACTGGTCTGCTTGATACTCTCGCTTTTGCCATCTGTAGATTATGTAGTAGAAGAAAGTACAGAACACAGGCAGAAGAAGAGGATAGAAATAGCACAGCAAGAGAGATACAAAGAGAAGATCTCTACAAACTTTGCCTGGAGAGTTTTTATCCAAGTAAGGACAGCAGTGTAGAGAATGTTCTACATGACCAAGTTCATGGGCCAGAATCCAAGCTAGCTCTTCTTTAGAGAAGAGAGAAACCAAAGGACCTAGCACAATGTAGTAATCACCAAAGAGAAAGAAGGATGAGGCCAAGATCTTCTCATGGGTAGAAAACTTTATCAGCAGACTAGACATTTATAATTAGCATCCTCAGGATGTTAATTATGGTTACAAACAAACTTTACTTGGGAACTACAAACACAGGTTTGTAATATTGGTACTGAGGAAAGAGAGAAAGAGCCCTTTCAAACTCTGCTTCACAGGTTACCAAGAGCAAATCGGTCTCTGCCTGGTCCAGACCTCTTTCTGTGACATCATCAGAGAAAGGAAGGGGAACAAGAGAACGATAGAGACGAGCGGTCAGACAATCAAACTTGTTAATATGGTCTAGTTCGTTAGGAAAGCGCACATCGGTAACTACTACTGCATCCTCAAGAGAGAAGGGTAAAACACTCTTAACCCAGTAAAGAGGATCGATGGCCCGGCCTCGTGCTCCTTCTTCAATGTAATAGTCTCTAAGAAGTTTACCGTTGATGTACAGATGGTCCTTATCGTGTTCTGTAACCTCGGTCAGACCTAGTTCACGGTGCACATTCTCCTTGAGTTGGTCTGCAAAGCCCACTCTCCTTCTCCTCTGTGTGAGAAAACTCTCTACATAAGGGACAGATAGACAAGGGTTAGCATAGATGATCCAGAAAGATTCTTCATGGCCTACACTGTAAGGTATGATGGAAGAGGTTTGCAAAAGGGTAAGCAAGGTATCCTTACCCGTTCTCTTGTAGGCGAGCAGACCTAGAATAGACATTTTAGTGCTTTGCTCTTCTCAGTAAGACAGTTAACACGAACGATCTTTCATGTTAACGACAAGCAAAACAAAATATATCAGGCTTATCAAACATGGACCTTCCTTTGGAACTAAACCATAAAATTATACAGGATCTACCAATTGTAGACCTAGAGAACCTGTGTGCAACCTCTCAAGGTGCTGCTTCCTTTTGCTCTGATGTCCTCTTTTGGCAAGAGCGTTTCAGAAGAGAAGATTTGCTCTTACCCAGAGATCCAACCAGTGTATCTTCTTGGATAGTAGAATATAAACTAAGTAAGATTGCCCAGCTTAGAGAAAGACACTACATGCAAAATCTATTGTATGGTTTCATTGTCAGCCTTGATCTAACTAGAGTTAACGATGTTTCTATTCTGCCAGATTTTCTAGACAAGAGCAAATTTGCACGGATTCGCGATGAGAGGGCACTACAAAAGAATCTGCTTAGACTTCCTCCCCGAAAGATGCTTCTGTTCAAGAGACAGGATGAAATTAAACTGGACGTAGGTGGAGGTTTACATATTCCTGTAACCGAGCAACAAGCGCGTGTCTTGCTCTTTATCTTTTGCTATTACGAGCTTGATCCTCTTACCGGTCATGAAAAAGAAACCTATAGAGTTCCTCATTCTCAACTGGAAGAACTAGGTTTGCTCAGACCTGCAGAAAAGAAATAGCTATAACATCTGAGAATTTTGCTTTGGCGTTATTCAAGGATGACCTTGCAACAGAAAGAGTTTCTTGCTTCTCTTCAACAAGAGATTAGAGGACAGACATGTCAACTTCAACTGCTTATAAGGTCTGGGCGTCCCCAACCACAAACCAATAACCTCCTTCGAGAGATTAGAGAAAATAAAGAGTTGTTGATAAAGAAGGAGAGAACTTACCTTCCTCCAGTACAAGGAGGTTTGAGTAAAAAGGCAGAGAAGAGGGCGAGACAGACATGACCTTACAACAGAGAGCATTCCTTACTTCCCTACGACAGGAGATAGATGAGAAGAGGTATCATCTGCACCTGATCATAACGCGCGATCATACTCATCCTCATTCTTACGTGATTAACCTTGTTCATGAGATAGATGAGAAGGAAAGACTCTATGAGGAGAAGAAGAGACTGTATCTTCCACCACAGACAGGCTTGAGTAAAAAGGTAGAGAAGAGAACAAGGAAAGCACGCTTGCAAAGCACATAATATATTTTGGATCTTTCCAAAATATATTTCTAACACTGGTCTTTGTATAGTTTCCTCCATGCCATTCTATCACGTCCTTCTCCTTTGTAGAGGACAGTCTTTCTAACCTTGGACCTAACTAGGGTCTCTGTACAGAGAAACCTTTCATCCTCTAGTTTACCTTGCACACAAACATGTTCATCACCGACAGTCCTGAGACGAGTCTTGTGGTAAGTGCAGATCATAACCTGATCCCAAGTGGTAAACTTTGCAAACTTTATCTTATTCCGCTTTTCCAGTTCTTGGTAGAGAAAGGCTCGTTCACGATCAGACTTATCCACAAAGATGTACTCTCTATCGCTTTCAGCAAACTCTTTTACAAACCTGGCAGCCCATTTGGTTAGTTTGTGTTTCAGACACTGAGGGCAGAGTATGGCTTTACTCGTGTAAGACATCTCTTCTTCTCCTTCAGGTATGCGTTCACCACAACAATCACAGGTGTACTCATCAGAATCTCCGTGCCAAGATTCATCTGCACAGTAAGACTCACCTCCACAGATAAAGCTTTGGATGGCTATAAATTTTTTCGCGAAATTATAGCTTGTTTCGATAGATTTATAAAAACTTTCAGACAAGACCTTGTAGAACCCTAGTTTGTAAAACAGCAACCATGCACGTTCTTCATTCAACCATTCCTTGTGTATCTCCTTTCTCGCAGTGTCTTCTACTATACAGCGCAGTCTCTTTTCATCCTCTACAGTAAATATAAAAAAGATCTCTCCAGATTTCTCTTTACCCCTCTCATGGATCTCTAGTAGTTCTTCCTCAGTGAAGCATTCTAGCATGTCTAGAACTCGGTGGCTGGGTATATTTATAAAATCTATCTGGTATAGACGGTCTGAAGAAGCGACAAACCTAAACTGCTCAGAGAATTTGTTTGTTGCTTCTTTGTTCTCTTGGCATCTCTTGTATAGGTTAACATAGTCTTCTATCTTGAACATCTTCTCTTCATCCAGTTCTCCGTGAGCAAAGTGCCTCTGCCAAACCTTTCTGCTAAAAGACAAACTTCTCAGAGAAGGAGAGACAGAAGCAAACTTTACCAACTCCTTAGCCTCAAGGGCACAAGCAATCGCAAATAGAACTTGCTCGGACAATCTCTGGTCAGACATAATTACGTCCATGTTTAACAATCACCTACCAATTAAAATGTCTGGTCGCCGTTTGTATTGTCTCTTTCTAGAGGAGGAGTTTTATCTACCTATCAACATTAGCCCGGTGCAGGCAGAAGAGCTCAAACAAGAATGGCATGTATACGATGTAGCCAACACACTAAAAAAGGGTGTACCTTTCTTTTTCTCTGCTTGGAAAACTCTCTCTCCTCAAGAAGCACTAGACATCATGTTAGATGGGTCTGACCCTGAAACTAGAGATCACGATTTGGTAAGAGAGATCTTCTCTGATCTTAACAACTTTCCTACTCTGGAAGAGGCCAATCAACAGATAACCGAGAGAAGAGGTCTCTCCTTTAACGATTACTACATGCCCCGATGTAAAGAATGCTCAGGAGCCAGATAAAGTTAGGTTAACTAAGCGAGTTAGGTTAACTAAGCGAGTTAGGTTAACTAAGCGAGTTAGGTTAACTAAGCGAGTTAGGTTAACTAAGCGAGTTAGGTTAACTAAGCGAGTTAGGTTAACTAAGCGAGTTAGGTTAA